CTCCCTGATAGATGGTAAAACATAGGGGTTGTGGCGGTGGTCGGAGATAAATAACCTAACCCCATCCTTGCCGATTATCTTTTCATGCACCCAAAACTCTGCGTTGGGGTTGTAGTCAATAAACGCCTGAATGGTTGTGCGTAAGTACAACTCGTTCCAAATCTCATAGCTTATGCCGTTGGCTTCGTTCACAAAGAGAAACTGCCTCTTTCCTGACTTAGCCGACTGGCTGGTTTCGTAGCTTTTAAACTCCAATACCGAACCGTTGTATAAGGTGTAAACTCGGTCGGTGGCGTTGTAGCTTGCGATAAGCTTAGTTAATATAGGCGAATTCGCCACAATTGTTTGGGCATCTCTAAGCGCACCACTTTTGAGGTTGGGGATAGTTTCCCCTACGATAGTCGTAACGCTTCTTGGATGCTCTATGGCTCTCAAAAATAGCACCTGAAGGATGGAGTAAGTCTTGCCCGAACTCGAACCCCCTTGGTTGACTACGACCTTATCGGTAGCCGAGTAGTTTGACTTAAATACCTCGCTGCCCTCAAACACATTAGTCCTTTATTTCCGATTCATCCGATGCCAATGGTGATGCGCTCGGAATGACTTGCACAGCTATCTGCGAAATGTTCAAATCGGTGGTGTTTTTGTCAAGTAATCCGTGGTTTGCCTTCAAGTCAAAAATCAATCCAGTCGTGCTTCCTTCGCCATTTGTAAGCGAATCCAGCTTTCCTGACAAGATATTTTGTTTAATACTTTTTATTGTTCCGAATAAATGCTCGTAACCTTCTTTCTTTTCGTAGTTGTTCAGCGTGTCGTAATCTATGCCAGCGTAGTTACAAAAGCCTCCAAGTGTCGGTACTCTCGGCTTTCCTACTTTCACGATGTCACCCTTGTTGCTTACCACCTCAACCTCGAAGGATTTGCAGTAGCCAACGTATTCAGCAAACGCATCCATAATATCTTCGGGACTATCGTACTTGCGTGGTCTGCCAAGACCTTGTATCATTGACCTCATATCTTGTCTATTAGTTCGCTTATTTTGTCTAATAACTTCTGCTTGACTTCATACGCATTATCTACCTCGCAGTCGCAGATAGCCTCCAGCGTTTGAGTTAATATCTCAATTACCCTTGACGCTTCGCTTGGTGACATTTGTTTTGACCTTAGCCTCTTTACCGCTTGAAATAATTACTGGTGCGCTTTTGGTTTCGTACTTGTCAAAGTCCACCATCAATCGGGTAAGTGCTTCAATCACGCAAGCTTGGCACCAATTATTAAAGCCACCTCCGTAAAGTTCGCTGTGTACCTTCTGCATCATTTGTGCGACATCGTGCGGAATAGATACGCTACCCACGGCAAAGTATTGGTCAAGGTAAGGTCGTGCTGCCCTTAGTGATAGGTATTGGTCTTGTGTCATTTGAGTAAAGTTTTTTGTGCCATTGCTGCAAACCACATTGCCCCAAAGCCAACGGCTGGAGCATAGAAAGAAGGCTCAACTAATAAAGAGGTAATCAAGCCAAACCAAAAAGCCATACATACTTGGCAGTTAAGAGGTTTGCCTTTTAGCTTGAAGCCTGCAAGCATTACAAATGAATAGCCAGCCAAGCCAGCAAGTGCGCTAATAATTAAGTGCTGCATCTTTTAGTGATTTATAGATAGTGTCTAAATTATGACAAACCGTGCGATATGGTATCCCAGTCAATCTGCTGACGGCTCGCTTATTCCTTAGTGTTAAATGTAAGTCCAGCAGTTTTTGTTCGTAGGGAAACTCACTCTCGTTGTTTAGCCTAAGATACGCCACCTCTAATCGGTCTATCTTCCCTTGCGTGTCTAAGTCCTTTTGGTAGTCGTAATCCCCAGCCGTTAAGTCAATGCCGTGGCTTTCTAAGTAAGATTCGACTGGCATCTCGCCTACTTGTCCGAGGTGGTCTATTGGAATTACCTCATCCCTATTTCGGTACTTCTTATGAAAGCTGGAGTTTTTAGAGTTGGCAAAGTTCATCACAATCCTAACAACGTAAAACCGAAAATAACCTTTTTCGTGCGCCTCTAATATCTTAGCTTCGGGTTTCTCAAAAAGACAAAGCAGCACCTCCTGACATAAATCGTCATGGTAAGTGCTGCCTATTGACTTGCAAGCCTTCATCAGTTCTCCTGAATCATATAGATTCATTATGATTTGCCGTGCTTTCACGGCTGCTAATATAGTCAAATTATTTCATTTCCAACTCTTTAGCTTTTTTTTCGTACCAAACCGCTTTGTCTATATCCTTGATGGCATCGTCTTTATGCCCTGCCCTCATTCTATATTTAAAGGAATTAAGCAAGCAGAAATGGATAACAGCTTCTTTGCCGTACACCGCCAGCATCATATCAATTACCTCAATCGGCTGCTGGTTGTAGTGTGGTTCTTTTTTCTTTGCTTTCCACGGATTGTAAATATGATACTCAAACTCGGCTCGGGATATTTCCTCAATGCCTACAATTAATTTTGCCACATGATTGACAACAAATAATGAATTTTGACTTGTTGTTTTTCTGTTAGCCTTTGCCCATTCAAACGAAAGCGAGTACCCCTCTACTCGCCAATATTTGGGTAGTTCGGCACGGATGTATGTTTTAGGATAAGATTCAAGCATTTCGTTTGCCACGTCTTTTTCAGCCGCAATTTCTTTGCCCGTAGGAAGGTGTATGTATTTCATCTATTTGCCGTTTAGTTGTTGTAATTTTAACTCCTCTAAGCTATCTAAAAAAGACTGGCGCAACTCAATAGCATCGTTTACAATCTTCTTAGCCTCGCCAGTATATCCTTTTTCCATACACTCTTTGACAGCAAATAGCTTCTCCAAGACTTTATCTCCGTAGCCTTTGCCGAGTTCCACGTTGTTGATCCATCGGAATTGCCCATCGTTAATAGCCAGCGAATCATTTACCGCATCCCTTGCGTGTAATAGAGTAGTGCGGTCACGATTAAAAGGTGCAGCCATTGCCTCTTGCTTCATCTTAGAACAATGCTTCATTACTAAATACTGCGCTCCGTGTCGTGCGTTTACTATCTCTTGCTTTCTTGATTTACCTAAGATTTGCTGGATGCTTACCCCTCGGTATATTGCTACCCTTTCGATTATTTCATTCGGAGTCATCGGATGTCCTTTCAGTCTTTTTGTACTTCTTGTTAAACCACATCTCAAAGGATGCCTTTGGTGTTGATTGCCCCTCCATAAAAGCAAGGGTTAAATGTTCCCTTTCGAGTTCTTGCGCTTGCTTGAGTAAGCCGATAACGACTTGCTTTATGCTTGATGCGTTCAGCACCTCGGTCGGGATATCTGCAATCACTTCGATTGCGATTTCTATTGGTGTTTTCATTTGTCTTTAGTGTTAAAGGTTAGACCATTTTGTTGGTATTAACAATATGGTTATATATTGCTTCTGCTTCACCATCCTTTAATGGCAAAGAAAATAAACTATTATGATATTTAGTAAGTATGCTAATTGATTGCTCTTTCTCCTTCTCAATAAAATCTTGCTCTATTGCATCACGAACAAAATCTAATGCAGACCTAAAATTTATATCCATTGAGATTTCTCGTGCGTTGCTTACTTCTTTAAGAAGCTCTTGCATCGGTGTTTGCATATTAACCAAAAATTAAGCCAATGGCAACCGTGCCAAAGAAAGCTAAGAAGATACAAAATGTGGTCAATGCCAGCGCATCAATTACCCAGCAGACAAACTGGTCAACTCGGTCGCTCTCCACAAGTACTGCAAAGAATGCGATGATAAAATAGAATACTCTCATGTTTTTGTTGTTTAAGTGTTCACAAATATACACTTATTCACATTACTTGTATCTCTTTTTAAAAATTATTTTATCAGTTCTTTAAATTCCTCAAAGGACCGAATAATTTCATACCGATAGCCAGCAGCTTCTACTTTGCCTTGCCATTCTACTTGGACCGGTGACTGCCTGCCTTTCTCATACTTCATTTCTATTAGGACCACTCCACTCGGTGAAAGATATGTCATGTCTGCAACGCCAGCGACCAGGCCTAATCCCTTTAGTATTGCTCCGTGTATTGCGTTTTTTGGGTTGTTGTAATTCATAAACAGCAGACCGCGCTCTTGTGGTCGCGTGTTCCAATGCCACATAAAGCATTGCTGTTGTAATTTTAATTCGCTCATATTATTTAAGGTTTGGAAATCTACTTTGATTGTGAAACCACCAGCCTGACTTGTAACCCATCAGCCTGGTAAACTCTTTGGCTTCTGCCATCGTGGTAAGGTTATGCAGTACCCAGCTTGCTTTTATCATTCCTGCTTTAGTCATCATCACTTTTTCTTTAATGCTTTCAGTCATGGCTATCTTTAGCACCTGATCTTTTCGCAGTAGTTTAAGCTGCACTATTTTGTCATCCTCTTGCTCCTTTGCGGTCCTCGGAAATAAATAACCACAATACTCGCAGTCGGTAGCGTTTGACCGGACCAATGCGCCACATCCTTTGCACTCCTTTATCGGTGCTACGCCTTCTTTCTTTTTCTTTTTCTGCAAACTCCAAGATCGCATATCTTCCCAAAATCCGTGGGCCTGAATGTTGTTGCCAAAGTCAAGGATAGAAAATGTTTTTTTATTAGGAAGGACTCTGCTACCACGACCACACATTTGCAGGAATAACGGCAGCGACTTAGTCGCACGATACAAAATAATTACTTCGATGGATGGCTCGTCAAAGCCAGTTGTCAAAATGCCTACGTTTGATATTACTGCTTGCGGTGTATTGCGAAACCAATCCAACACCTCAGCGCGCTCCTGCTGCGACATCTCGCTGTCTAAATGCCGTGCATTGATACCTGCTTGGCATAGTTCATAGGTCAACTCAATACTGGATGCAATGTTAGCACAAAACGCGATGCCCTTTTTGTTTGGCGTGTACTGATTGTAGTTTTGTATTACCCCTTTAAATACTCGCTGCTTGGAATACTGCTGGCCCATCTCATTGAGGTCGTAGTCACCGGCTCTTGTGCTTACCGCACTTAGGTCCACCTTGACACCGTATGATTGTGGCTTGGCAAGGAATCCGTAGTGTATCAGTTCAGGAATATCCGCAACCGGTATGATGTCTTCGTAAAACTCATCTAAGCTGGCTTGCTTGCCATCTCTATAAGGCGTAGCCGTTGCGCCAATTACTACGCAATTTTTAGGGATAAACTCAAACAGCTTATTGAATGATTGCTTGTGGGCCTCATCAAAAATGATTAGGTCAAGGGATGCCAGTAAGTTCAGGTATTCAACCTTTTTCATCCTGCGGTTGAGCGTTTCTACCATTGCGGTATAGCACGGCTTTAGCAGGTGTGGGTCTGCTCCTGCTTCGATGCGTTCAGGATTAATGCCATAAGCAGACAGCGCGCCTCCTGCTTGTGTTAGCAGTTCAGTCCGGTCCGTTACAATCATCACACGCTTTCCTTTAGTCAGGGCAGCTTGGACCAAATAACTAAAGATAACTGTCTTGCCAGCACCAGTTGGAGCGCAAAGTATCAGTCGTTTTTTACCTGCTGCAATCATTTGTCGGCAAACATTGACGGCATTTTCTTGGTACGATCTTAGGTTTATCATGGTGGTTAAGGTGGTTAGCAGGTGGTTACTTTCAAGTTACCACCCTAAGTTACTGATTTTCAATAGGGTTAAGTGGCGGTGGTTAGAGTGGTTACTTATTTTTACTATAAAGAGATATTTATATAAATACACACACACACACACATCATGTTGTAAAGAGTTTAGAGATATACAAAAAAAAGGTACAACTCTAACCACCTACCAGCCAACTTGCTCAGTATCACCACCTTTAAGGTGGTTACTTTTCTGAACCAAATTGTAGCAAGGAGTGGAGATTCCTCCGAGTTTTATGTTTTTCTTGACAAAACCCATTGCTTTCAGGCTTGCGCCCAGCTTGTACGAACTGATTTGCAGTCGAGAATTTGACTCAATGTAGTTTTTGATTTTGGTATTAGGCCACCAAACATCAAGCTTGCCAGGACCGGGTTGTTCAAAAAACATCAGGATTGCTTCCTTCTCAATAGACGGCTGTTCGTTCTGCGTGGTGGCAGCGTTCAGAATGGCTATCTCATCAGCATCCAGCATCCATCCCTCGCCTACTTGCTTCCAAAGGTGGTAGATTTCCATCCACAGCAGTCGCTTGTCTATAAGCTTGTACGCCTCCCAGTCTATTGATATTACGTTGATTGGAATGATACGCCTATTACCAGTCGGGTCGTTGATGATCTCCTCATCGTTTGACGTACCACAAAGGACCGCTCTACGCTTTAGGTCCTCGTGAACCTTGCCGTATGGCTTGCGGATTGAAAAGAACTGCTTAGAACTAATCTCTTTGAGTTTCTTAGCCTCTTGCTTTGACTTGCCTCCGAACTCATCATCACAAAGGATTGCTTTCTTGCACATCAATATTTCATCGTCTTTGCCACCATCCAGCTTAGACTCTCCATAGTAGCCAGCAAGTTCGGGTGGCATCAGTCCACGAAAAAAGTTTGTCTTGCCAATACCTTGACCGCCTGACAAAACAAGGACCATAAGCGAATAAGTGCCGTGCATAGATGCAACTACTGACATCAGCCACTTGGTCAGGAACAACTCAACGTAGTTTGACATTAACGATTCAACGCCTTCGTGTTGTATTATCTGCCTAAACTGAATGCAGTTGCATAGCTGCTCAATAAGTCCATCGGGTTGCTCGTGTGCATTGCGTTGGAAAAACTCAAGGAATGGGTCGTACTCCGATACGAAATCGGAATCAATTAGGCTTTCGATTAAAGCCTTGTTTACTCCCTTTTTGCCAAAGGCTTCGAGCGCACCTAAATAGATGCTGTTGATGTCGCGGTCCGATATTGGCTCTCCTGCCTTTTCGTAGTTTCTTGTCACCGAATTAAACCGCAGTTCGCTGGCTCGCAGGTAGGCTTTCAAATCATCCAGTTCCGTTTTGCCTTTGTCTTCGTTCAGTTCACTTTCGGATAGGTCAAATACCTGTGCTACTATTTGCGTTACATCTTCACCGGTAAAATCGTCTATCTCATTAAGTATGCGTTCAGTAGAGGACCGTGCATCTGCATCCGATTTGTACCCACCATTTTGCCCCACCTTCTTGCGGTGGACCTTTGCGGTCCGCTCAATGTGTTTGGTCCTCGCTGTTTGTATGTCGATGCCTGCCTCTTTGCATAGGTAGAACAGCGTGGCAATGGTCCGACCATTACGCCCTGACTTGCAAAGCTGCTGGTACTTCTTGCTGCATTGGTCCGCGTTGTACTTGTTTGACTGCTGGCTAATGATTTGAAAATACTGCTCTCCTGACTCTCCATATTTGCTGGCAATGGCAAAGCCTAAGTTAATCCAGTCGTGATAGGACTCTGCAAGGTTTATCCCTTTGCTTTGGATTTGGTCCATTATGTGGGATATGTCACCTTCGGAATGTATGTAAACTCGTTTAGGTTCGGTCTTTCTTTTTGGCAAATAGGTCTTATAAACTGGTGGTGCTTCGGACCTGATCCACGCTTCCGGGTCATGCGATACAAAACGATAGCGACTCACATCCTTACCGGATGGGTCAACGATTAAACCGTACTTGTCAGCCAGCCTTTTCTCTAAGCTTAGGAATGACTCTAAGTGCTTGTCAGGATCAATCCGAAAGTAAGCAACATAACCGCGACCGCGGATAGACTTGTGCAAGGCATAAAGAAAAGCATCACCACCTAACTCATCAACCTGCATTTCTGCATTGTCTTGATCGTCAATGTCTATGGCTATGATTCCGCTATGGTCCATCAAGCCTTTTGCTTCACGCCTTGAGAACGTACCGCTAATGGTTACACCCGGAGCAGCAAGCTTATCTACTCGCCCTGCCCTAACGTCAAGGACCACATCCTCCCACTTGCCATCTTTAATGTAACCCAAGTAGGTTGCAAATTCCATTTGTCCGTTTGGTACGGATGCCGGTACTAACCGATCTTTAATTTTCTGCCCTTGTGGGTAAACCGAAATTTTACTCATGATATAACGTAAAAAGCCCCCCAGTCGGTAGCAGCGAAAGGGGGGCAAAGTGATTAACACTTGGGTTAACCTTATAGACTGCTACTTCTATAAGGCGAACTAATGCAAATATACAAATTAAAACGGTATATCCTGATCGTCTTGTTGATAAGTATTTTGCTGACCGCTTTGTTTTTGCATTGGTGTTTCCATCCTACCCGAAAAGAATTTACCCTTTGCGCCTTCCTTTACCCACAAAGAAATGCGGTAGGTTGTTCCATCGGGTGCGATGCAAGTACCGGTGTACTGCGGTGCTTTAGGATTTTCCGTGTTGTTTTTGAAGATGCTGACATCTCCAGCTTTAGATTCGTATGCCATAATTAAAATTGGATTGAGATTGAAGATTTTGAATATTTAGGCGATACCTTTTTTACCACCTCGCCAGTAATGGTGTCTATGATTTCCACGTCTTTAGCTTTGAATGCTAACTTAATTAGTTCCTCTCTTGATTTCAGTTGCTCTTTGAGTTCTGCCCAAACTGAATCTTCTTCGTAGCTGGGAGTAGTTGCGCCATCCTTTAGAGTAACTTTCGCTCCAAACGCCTCGAATGTCTTTGCACCATACTTCATAGCTTCGTCTTGTGCGAGGTCTTCCGTGGACTTTAAAACGGTATCTAAGGCGGTTCGTATAGCCTTAGCCTTGGCGTGTGCTTCGAGGGGGTTAATGTCACCCCCTTCGATTAGCTTTATCATGTCTTGCGACCAGTCGTTGAGCGAAGCCTTTGATAGCTGCTTGCTGGTTATTTGGATAAGGTCAAGCATTTTCTTGTATGTTTAATATTTCCAACTCTAAGTCTGCCATCATATCTGGTAGGATGGTGTATTTCTTTAGCAAATCTTCCCACTTCCTTTGTCCGCTTGCAATTGCTGGCGCTATCTTCGGATACATCGGATCGTTCTTTGTAAGGGTAGGTAGTTTCTGAGGTGCTTTGCTGGCTGCGTTGCCATCGTCATCGTCTGCTTGCATTGCCAATAATGACTGGAGGGTGTATCTCCGATAATAGGTCACTTCGCTGCCTTGCTTTTGTGGGTCAACAATGTTAGATAGCTTCATAGAACTTTGAATCATCTGCCCA